GACTATTATATGTGGTTAAACTTTTTACCTATCTATGATAAGGAAGAAAAAAGATTTGACTTTGCTAAGGTGAGAGATGCCCAGTATCACATGGCTTTATACGAGCACCTTGCAGAACTACATTGGCGTCACGCTATTATTCTAAAAAAGCGTCAGATAGCATCTTCTTATTTCCATATGGCTAAGCTTATAAACCAATGGGTATTTGAAGAAGGAGCTATTCTTAAGATAGGAGCTAGTTTAAAAGACTATATCAACGAAAAAGGATCGTGGAAGTTCCTAAATGAGTACAAGAACTTCTTGAATGAACACACTGCATGGTATAGACCAGCTGAACCTGAAAAGGTAGGAGCGTGGAACCAGCAGATTAAAGTGAGGGTAAACAACCGTGATACATATAGAGGATTAAAATCTACAATTAACCTATACTCTTTTGAGAAAGACCCTACACATGGTGTCGGTGGTCCTGTAACGTATTTCTTCCACGAGGAAGCAGGTATTGCTCCTAAGATGAATGACACCTATGGTTTTATGAAACCGGCACTTAAGTCTGGTCATATTATCACAGGACAGTTTATTGCTGCAGGATCAGTCGGTGATCTTGATCAGTGTGAACCTATGAAAGAGTATGTGTACCATCCAGAGGAGAACGGATTCTATGGTATAGAATCCAACCTTGTAGATAAAGAAGGTACAACTGGTATTACAGGCTTGTTTATACCGGAACAGTGGTCTATGCCTCCTTATATTGACCAGTTTGGTAACTCCTTAGTAAAAGAGGCTTTAGAAGCCCTAGATAAGGAGTTTGAGAAGATGAAGAAGGATCTTGATCCAGGAGCGTACCAACTTACCATTTCTCAGCATCCTAGGACCCTAGAAGAGGCTTTTGCTACACGTAAGGTGAGTGTGTTCCCTCCGCATTTAGTTGCCAAGCAAATGCAGCGTATTCAAGATAAGGAGTATCCTGTAGAATACCTTGAACTTTTACGTAATGCAGAAGGAAAAATTATAGATAAACCGTCTAGAAAGATTCCTATTATGGAGTTTCCTATATCTAAGAAGACGGAAGATAAGGAAGGTGTCATCTGTATTTATGAAAGACCTTGTAAAGATCCTCAGTTTGGTACATACTATGCTTCTGTGGATCCAGTAGGTGAAGGTAAGACCACTACATCAGAATCACTATGTTCTATATACGTATACAAGAATCCTGTAGAGGTTATCAAAGACTCTGGAAACGGTAACGTTGAAAGCAGTATTGAACGGGATGGTATAGTAGCATCTTGGTGTGGACGTTTTGACGATCTTAATAAAACACACGAGCGTTTAGAGATTCTTATAGAGTGGTATAACGCCTGGACTATAGTGGAAAATAACGTAGCTTTGTTTATTCAGTATATGATTTCTAAACGTAAACAGCGTTATTTAGTACCTAAAGACATGATTCTCTTCTTAAAAGATATAGGAGCAAATCGTAATGTGTTCCAAGAATATGGTTGGAAGAATGTAGGCACACTATTTAAAGGAAACATTCTATCTTACGGTATTGAATATACTAAAGAAGAGCTGGATCATGAGACAAAAGAGAATGGTGATATTGTAAAAACCATATATGGTGTAGAACGCATCCCAGATATTATGCTACTTAAAGAAATGCAAGCTTATAGAGATGGTCTAAACGTGGATAGACTTGTAGCTTTTTGTTCTTTAATAGCCTTTGCAAAGGTGCAACAATCTAACCGTGGCTTCTCTAAACGTGTAGAAGTTACAAAAGAAAACTTGGATAACTCCCAGAAATTTAGTAAATTAAATTATAGTCCCTTTAGGCATATGGGTACTTCTAAGGGTAATGGACCAAGTATGAGACCACCCCGTAATCCTTTTAAAAATATGAGATAATGGAAAACACAGAACTACATGCCCAAAAAGTAACTATTCTTTCTAGACTTATTAAAGAAAGCTCTCTCACGCTTGAGGAAGCTTTATTGCTTTTAAAGGAAGAAGAAAAAGAAGAAATAACATTTACAAACGCTAGTCGTAGCAGTACAGCTATTTATCCTCCGATAGGTACTTGGAGTACAACTCCGGCATATATGCCTTCTTTTATATCAACTACAGGTGGAACTATTAATAATACAATTGCTGGTGATTCAGCAGACTTAAATAACTAAATATCATGCAGATATATTCAGCAATGGATCTGAAGGCCGGGAAAAAGGTAGAGTATAACAAGATGGGTACTCTTACCCAACCTATACAATTTTTACCCGAGACTGAGAAAGATGATGAGTGGAGAGCCTGGAACTTAGACTGGTTAGAGTGGCAAGGTATGAAGCAACTTAGACGTAACGCTCGTAGACTTATGAAGAACTACAAGCTTGCTAAGGGTATTATTGACAAGACAGACTATATTGTTGAGGAAGATAATGAGATGGCAGATCTAATTGATCAGCTAACTAAAGAAGATCAATCTGCTTTAGAACTTAAATTCTATCCTATTATTCCTAACGTTGTAAACGTATTATGTAATGAGTTTTCTAAAAGAAGCTCTCGTATTATGTTTAAAGCTGTGGATGATATTTCTTATAATGAACTTTTAGAAGAGAAGCGTAAGATGATTGAGGATGTCCTTTTACAGGATGCTCAACAAAAGATGATGGTGGAAATTATGAATCAAGGTTTAGATCTTGAGAATGAAGAAGTTCAAAAACAAGTTCAAGAACAAACATCTCCAGATGCTTTAAAAAAGCTTCCTGAGATTGAAGCATTCTTCCGTAAAGATTATAGATCTATGATTGAAGAATGGGCTACTCATCAGATGTCTGTAGACGAGGAGCGTTTTAAGATGCAAGAATTAGAAGAGCGTGGCTTTAGAGACATGCTTATTACAGATCGTGAGTTCTGGCATTTTAACATGATGGAAGATGACTACGAAGTTGAGTTATGGAACCCATTACTTACATTCTATCATAAGAGTCCAGATGTACGTTATATCTCTCAGGGTAACTGGGTAGGTAAAATGGATATGATGTCTGTATCAGATGTTATTGATAAGTTTGGCTGGATGATGGATCAGAAACAAATGGAAGCTTTAGAAGCTATCTATCCTGTTCGTTCTGCCGGCTATGCTGTACAAGGATACCAAAATGATGGTACATATTATGATCCTACAAGAAGTCATGAGTGGAACACTCAGATGCCAAGTCTTGCATACAGACAGTTTACTTCTGTATATGATACTAAGTTTGGTACTGGAGACATCGTAGAATGGATCTTATCAGATTCTGAAGATACTATTGACTTTGGAAAGTCTCACTTACTACGTGTATCTCAGATCTACTGGAAGTCTCAACGTAAGGTGGGACACTTAACTAAGATTACAGATGAAGGTGAAATCTTACAAGATATTGTAACTGAAGCATATAAGATATCTGAAAAACCTCAGTACAATACAACAATGTATAAACAAAAGACTAAAGAAAACTTAATCTTTGGTGAACATATTGATTGGATCTGGATTAACGAAACTTGGGGTGGTATTAAAATTGGCCCTAACCGTCCAGCATTCTGGGGACATAATAACCCAGGTGGTATTAACCCAATCTATTTAGGACTTAATGGTGGTAAACCAGGACGTCTACCTTTCCAATTTAAAGGAGATGCTACACTTTACGGATGTAAACTTCCAGTGGAAGGTTGTGTCTTTGGAGATAGAAATACTAGAAGTACTTCATTAGTTGATCTAATGAAGCCTTACCAAATAGGCTATAATATAGTGAATAACCAGATCGCAGACATTTTAGTAGATGAGCTCGGCACGGTGATCATGTTAGACCAGAACTCTTTGCCACGTCACTCTATGGGAGAAGACTGGGGTAAAAATAATCTGGCTAAAGCCTATGTAGCTATGAAGAACTTCCAGATGTTACCGCTTGATACAAGCATTACTAACACTGAGAATGCTCTTAACTTCCAACACTATCAAGTGTTAAATCTTGAGCAAACTAACCGTTTACTTTCTCGTATTCAGTTAGCTGGTCACTTTAAGAACCAAGCTTTTGAAACTATTGGTCTTAACCCTCAACGTATGGGTCAAGCTATTGCTCAGCAACAAACTGCCACTGGTGTAGAACAAGCTATGAACGCTTCTTATGCACAGACAGAGCAATACTTTATTCAACACTCAGATAACTTAATGCCTCGTGTACACCAGCTTAGAACTGACTTGGCTCAGTATTACCACTCTAAGAAGCCTAGTGTACGTTTACAATATATCACTGGTAAAGATGAAAAAGTTCATTTTGAAGTGAACGGTACAGATCTTCTTATGAGAGATCTAAACATTTTCTGTACTACAAAGACTAACTCTCGTGCTGTTATGGAACAACTTAAACAGTTGGCTATCAATAACAACACTACAGGTGCGTCTATCTACGATCTTGGAAATGTAATCAAATCTGAGTCTATTGCTGAATTAACTGGTGTTCTTAAGAATGCTGAAGAGAAAGTACAATCTCAGAAAGAAGCTGAAATGCAACAACAGCAGCAGATGCAGCAAGAAATGATTGAAAGTCAAGAGCGTCAAAAGCAGATGGATCTTCAATTTAGAGCTGAACAAGCTGATCTTGACAGACAAACTCAACTTACTGTAGCAGAAATTAGAGCTGCCGGTTATGGAGCTGGTGTAGATATTAATCAAAACCAGATGTCTGATTATCAAGACGCTTTAGAAAAGATCCGTGGTGAGCAACGTTACCAAGATCAGATGAATCTTAAGCGTGAAGCTGAGATGAATAAGAAGATTCAGACAGATCAGAAGCTTAACATTGATCGTGAGAAGTTACAAACACAGAAACAAATAGCTGATAAACAACTTCAGATTGCTAAAGAAAATAAGAACAAGTACGATTCTGGTAAGAAAGCTAAATAATTATAGCTCTATTATCCGTACCTTAGGTATATTTTTTTTAGGAAAAGTAAATTTTTAAAATTTAAGTTGTATATTATTTATGTAGAGATACACAAAAAACCAAACATTTATGACTGATAATCAAACCAATGTACAAACAAGTGTACAGCAAGTTGATCTTGACATTGACAGTTGGTTAGGAGCACCCGGTGCAGATAGCATTGTTACTCCTAGCGGTGACGATAAAAAGGATGCTAAACCTAGTATCTTTAGTCAAAAAGCTCAAGATTTTAGTTTCCTAGATGAAGAAGATGATTCTTCTAAAGAAGGAACAGAAGATAATGACAGTGATGTTCCACGTGGAACAAAAACTGTAAGCAAAGAAGAAACTGATGATCTTTTCAAAAACTTAGATGAAGATGATGATTCATCTGATACTAAAGGAAAAGGAGGAAGACCTAAAACAGAAAAGTCTGGATTAGTAGAGTTTCTTAAAAAACGTATAGAGTCAAAGGAAATGTTTGCCTTTGATGACTATGACGAAAGCAAACAATCTCTTGATGACTACTTAGGTACATTAGGAGAAAAAGATGTTGAAGAGTTATGGCAAGCTAACTTGGATAATTTAAAACAAGAAGTAGCAGCTAAGACTCCTCAAGAGTTCTTTGAGTCTTTACCAGATGAGTTGCAATATGCAGCTAAGTATGTAGCAGATGGCGGACAAGATCTTAAAGGTCTTTTCCAAGCTTTGGCTCAAGTAGAACAAGTTCGTGAGATGGACCCTACTGATGCAAATGACCAAGAAGGTATTGTAAGATCTTATTTACAAGCTACTGGTTTCGGTACAGCAGATGAAATTGAAGAAGAAGTTTCTACATGGAGAGAAATTGGGGCTTTAGAAAAGAAAGCTAAACAATTCAAACCAAAGTTAGACCAGATGCAAGAAGAGTTTGTTCAAGCTACACTTGCAGAACAAGAAGCTAGAAAAGAGCAACAAGAACAAGCTGCTCAAGCTTATATGCAAAATGTTTTTGAAGCTTTAAGACCGGCAGAAATTAATGGTCTTAAGTTAGACAAAAAGACTCAAGCTCAGTTATATAGTGGATTGGTTCAACCTCAATATCCATCTATCAGTGGTCGTCCAACAAACTTGTTGGGTCATCTTTTAGAGAAGTATCAGTTTGTAGAACCTAACTATCCATTGATTGCTGAAGCTCT